GCCCCAACCTTGCCACCCTTTGTAATATGCCCATGTGAATTTAGTGAATCGGAATAAGGCGAAAGAAACAATTTCTCTTCTGAATGAACAGTTTCAGGTATATGGAATTTAATGTCCATATAATTCGAGAAATAATATTTCAAACAGAAAAAGAAATACATATCGGCATTATTCGAATGTGGATCATACTTTGTTGATCTTCCATGATTCCCCGGATTGCAAACAACAACGAGATTTTTGTTCAAGCAATGCAATTCCTTGATAAACTCTGCAAAAATTTCTACAAGCCCTCTTTTGAACACCTGCTCGAACAAGACCACCTCAACATTATGCGGATGTGTTGGATAAATGTGGTTTCCGTCAATAATATCACCAAGAATCACAAATTCCACTTTTGTGATCTCATACTTGTTCAACAAGAAGAAGTAATTCTCAATCACTTTTCGCTTGTAATATTCAAGCCTTCTTTTGCAAACTTCAAGGTTAAAGCTTGAAGTTATTTTACCAAAATGCACATCTGAAATGAGAATTCTCAGAACAATTTTCTCACCATTGCCAACAGGTCTGTCAACAATAGGATCTTTCATTTCAAACGGAATAATCATTTCCTTGAACATATTCTTCATTTCTTCAAGCTGATTAACGCTATGTTTATACTTGCCCTGTATTTTACCAATTTTCCATAGCTTATCTTTTCTTGAAAATGTGTCAAGTTCTTCCCAATTAATTGATTCCTCAATTTTGTCGGGGTTGATAAATTGTCCATTTGAAATATTTTTCAAATGGACAGGTATCAACTTATCTTCAGAATCATGAATATACATAATTCTATATCCCGTATCTTCAAGATTCTTCCGGTAATCTGATTTCATTTTTCGTATTGTTCTTTCAGAAACTTGCAGAAGTTCTGCAAGTTTTACTGAATCGCCCTTATTTTCCCAAAATAATTTGCCAAAGTCATTACTCATATTTTTACTCTTTCGTTTTAAACTTTCTTATCTTTGCTTTTTAAATATTCCACAATTTCGATTGAAACAGAAATAATCATAAAACATATTGTTCCAGTTATTGTTACAATAACTCCACCATCCATAAATTTAACACCCTACAAATATTGACCTATTCGCTTTTCAGCAATTTCACAATACTCTTTTGACACTTCACTGCCAATATACCTTCGTTTATTCAAAATTGCCATTTTAGCAACAGTGCCACTTCCCATAAAAGGATCATATACAATATCCCCTTCGTTACTCCATGAAAGAATGTGATCCATTGCTAATTCTTCGGGGAAGATTGCAGGATGTTTAAATGCTTCGCTATCTTTACTACTTATCATATACCCCGACGCATATACCCAAACATTACCCCTTGTTTTATCAATTTTACAACTTGACCTTTTTAACCTGTCCAGCATTCTGACATCAGAATCTGCCCTCTCCACAGACCCATCCTTATTTCTGAAAGACTTTGATTCAACTCTCATTTTCTTGTTCAATATTTTTTGAATCTCTTTCTCTGCCTTTAATTCTTTTAACGGATTAAAGGTTTTAGGTAAGCCTTTGCTAAGCACAAACATGAATTCAAACTGCTGATTATATCTAACATTTGCAGGAAAAGGACAATTAGGTTTTGCATAAATCATTGTCTCTACACAAAATCCCAAGTTTTTGAAATATAATGCCTGCTCAAAAGGCAAAAGGGTTTCACTTCCGTTTTTAGTTTTATCACCAACGACCCAGACAACAACTCCGCCTTCTTTTGTTACTCTGTATAATTCATTGGCAATTCTCTCAAAATCAAAATTAAATCCATTATAATCTCGTATATCTGAATATGGCGGGCTTGTTACCGTTAAGGTTACAAATCCATCAGACATTCTTCCCATTGTTTCTAAACAATCTTCATTGTAGATTTTATCCAATTCCATTCTTATTCCTGCCTTTCTAAAGAAAAACTTCTATTGTGTAGATATTATACCACAATAGAAGTTTTTTGTCAAGGGTTTTGTGAAATTATTTTAAATAAATTTGAAACCGTTTATTCTTCGTTTTCAGGTTCGGTTTCTTCTTCCTGCGTGTCAATATCTTCCTTGTCTGATTCAATATTAACACTTTTAGGATTGTTTGTCAAGGGTTTTTCCATGTTTTCTTTCATTTCTTTTTCAGCATTTAATGAATCTTGATACTTCTTCTTCAAGTCATTCACATACTTATCAAGTTCATCCTCATTGTATTCAATACCAATTTTATTGTATGCATCTTGCATTTGCTTTAGGTCATGTTTAATGAAAATTCCTTCTTTAAACATTGCTGAAAATATATCAGCCCAAGCCTTTTTATCTCCAATAGTTCCCAAATTAGCTGTTACTTTGGGATATTTCTTTACATTGGTGAAATTCTTATCAACAAGTCTTTTAACAATAACATTGTTCAATTGATCGAGAATTGAATCAAGATAACTCCTGATTCCCATAAGGAAAAATTGAATTAAGGAATCTCCTAATGCTCTCGATCCGCCCCTTGATTCTTGACCAAGCTGTAAAAATCCTGCAAATACGGCAATGAATATTTTCGAATCATGATGAGCAATTGCCTTATGAATTGCAACAGAATCAATTCCGCCTGTCATAAACTTAAAATCATTAAATTCTTTATCAAGTACAAGACCCATTTCCTCATGAACAACAATTGATTTTACTAATTTTTTACCATCTTCAATTTCGCTACCCGTTGGGTCTTGAAGATAAAGAACGGGTATTCCTATTGCATTTCTTTCAATGCCAATGCCCTCTACTTTGTAAAAAGCCTCCTTGTATTTCCAGGGCTTTAAGACGGGTCTAAGAATAGATTTGCCCTCAATATTATCTCCGACCTGTTCGTTCGTAAACACAACAGAGTCTTTCATTGGAATCAAAACGAGTTTGTTGTTTGTCGGAATTCTTTGCCAATATCCCTGAAAGGTATTTGTAACATCGTCATATTCCCATTTTTCAATCGTCTTTGGATGGCGAAATGCAAGCTTCTTTAGCTTAATCGTATTATAATTCCTGTTATTGAAGTTATATGCTTCGACCTTTTCTACGATTTCAAAGGGAGCATACCCAAAAACCAATGACAATAGAATATCTTTGATTAATTGAACAAATCCCTTATCCATTGCTTCAAATAAGCAATGGTGTACAAAATTGGCAATAAACCTATCCCTTGTAGAATTGGAGGCAGGATTAACATCATATTTTGCCGAAGTTATTGGCAATTGAACTGTTTTAACTGAAGCAAAAACAGACGGGTCTGATAATGCTTCATCATAGATAGTACAACGCTGTTCATTAGAAAGCAAAAGAGTATTATATTCCTCATCAATTATTCCTGCAAAAATTGAAGTACCATGAGATCCTATTTCGCTTTTTTTAACCGATTTGTTTTTGGAAACCTTTGGAGCAGTACCGCCTGAAGCGAAAAGTTGTAAATGATCGTAGAAAGCTTTATTTTTTTCGTTATTCATTTCAAAATCCTATATTATTAAAATTATGTCTTCTAAATTCGTTCGCAAAAAATGACTTGAAAACTTTGACCTTATTTTCTCTTCTTGGAGCCATTATTTCAGTTTGAGGTCTTGATAACATATTGCTCTTGCTTTTATTTAAAAAGACACCTCTATAGGAATATATCAAATACCTAAAAGCGTCGCAAGTATGATTGTCTTCGTCAACGGGTTTATTAGATGTTGAATTTTCATGCCAATGGTAAGAATTAAATTCCCTTCTTGTGTTTTTACACTTTCTGCTTACTTTAACCCTTCCATCTTCGCCCAAAACATTGACAGTATTAACCCCATCAAGTATGTCATTATTTGCTCTCTGAACATTTATCCCGTTATCTCTCAGGGCAATTCTTCCTGAAACAGAAGAGGGGTCGGCATAGGTTTTTTTAATATCCTTTTCCGTCAATCCAAGCTCTTCTCGTTTTTTTAAAATCAATTGAGCAAATGTTTGATCTGATATTTCATTGACATAAATTTCATCAAATATGATGAAATTGTTGTCAATTTGTTGCACATACAAACATACATAAGGATCTTTGCCTCCCCAGTCAATACACTCAAAAACGGGATAACTTTCAAAATCTCTTTGTAATTGGAATTTATCTATAACACAGCCATCTGTGTTCTCATTATACCAATAGAACACAGTTCCCTGTCTTTGTGGTTTGAGACATTCCCATTCAGCATCCCATCTGCCCTTATCCAATGTTTGAAATTTAGAAATAACAAAAGGAATGTCCTTAAAGCCTTTGCCGAGTTTTGCCTTGCACATACCCAATTCTGGATCATAACAAACATCATAAAATGTTCGGGGAGCGCCATTTGACCATTTACCCTTAACAATGGTTTTGCAATAATCACAAGAGGTTTTGGTACACCGCTCAATAACATCCCAAACATTGTAAAGATATAATTTATAAGTATCGGGAGAATCTGTTAATATTTTTGTAATAGTTCCCCATGCATATTTCCGTGTTGATCCAAGAATATCTTGATGAGCAATTCCATTCTTGTTTTTGCTCATTGAATTCATCTGTTGAAATATATCCCAAGGCATAAGATCAATTTCATCGCCAAAAACTTTTTGAGGGTGCGGACCATTCATGGCATTTTTTGTTCCCGGCAATATTTTAACTCTTGACCCATTTTTCCAAACAGATTCTTCTTTGTGGATATATTCGATCAATCTGTCTTCTTTATCGAAGGGTCTCATGAATCTATCCATTTCATCATAACAACACTTAGCTTGATCTTTCGTTGTTCCAACAGCGCAAGTATCACAATTGTTTTTGAATCTGCTATTCAAAATATGCAAAGCCGCAAATGCAATAGTCTTTCCTCCTCCACGAGGAGCAATAAGCATTGCATTGGTTACCTTTTCAAAAAATACATCAGAGACAAAATCTAAGGGAGATTGATGTCCCGGAACAACAGCCTTATCAACAAGGTTTAAACCAAAGATTTCCTTGAAATAAAACTGTAATTCAGCCCTTGTTTTTGGCATGGTATTTCTTAAAATTTTGTATTCTTTCTTACTCAGCACTATTTTCTTTTTCTCTATTCATAAAATCGGTAACGGAAATATTATTGCTTGTTTCAAATGCGGAAATGTCTTTATCTTCTGACTTGCCTTTATTAACGGCTAAAAACTTATCCTGTAATTTAAAAACCCACTCTAATGCCTTCTGCATTTCGGCAAAATTATTGGGTTTGAATTTTTTTAAAGCTTGAACAGCCTTTCTGAGGACTATTTCAGAAATTATATATTGATTTGTTTCAATCTGCGAAGCATCAAGGGCAGAAAGAGATACCTCTTTGTAATTTTCATAACCAAGCGAAGATAGAAGTTCAAAAGAGGTCTTAGACATTTCGCTTGTCAAAATATCATTTAATCCCTTGATTTTATTTTCAACACTCTTTTTAACGATGTCTAATGACTTATCTCTCTCAGCTTCCCAATTGCCTTTAACCTTCCTCGATTGTAATGTAGAAAGGGGAA